TTAGTTGATTTTGCTTTTTGGCATACTTTTGACATCTTTTGTTTTGAAAACATCGTTTACAGTATCTAATTTCTTGTTTTCTTTTAGATGAGTATAGATATCTAAAGTAGTCTTAATATTACTATGTCTTAATAATTCCTGGGTAGTTTTTATATCTACATTATTTTCATATAAAGTGGAAGCAAATGTATGTCTTAGGTCATGACAAGTAAACCCATATTTATTTTTTAAAATCCTATTAAAATAGCTAACATAATAGAATTGATTATTTTTTTGACAAATATATTCATTATGATGCGTTTTCAAATATTCCAATAATATTTCTTTTAATTGGTTATTCAAAGGTATAGTGTCTTTTGATTTTTTTGTTTTCAATTTTGAAACAACTTTATATTCCTTTATATTCCTTCCTGAATAGATCAATTGATTATGAATGTTTATTTCATTATTTTCAAAATCAATATCACTTTCTTTCAATGCTAGAATTTCAGCGATTCTCATGCCTGTATAATATCCAATAGCAATGGTAATTGCATAGCTATCATCCAACTCATTATATGCTTGAATAAAAGTTTCAAAAGGAACTATCTTTTTTTCTTTTTCTTCTTTTTCAGCCCATTTAAATGTTACAAGGTTCATGGGTGAACTGTCTATATATTCCATTTTAATTGCAAATGAAGTTACATTTTTAACGATGTATCTGACAGTTTTAACTGTTGAAAATGTCATTTCTTCTAAGCTGTTGAAAATACTTTGTAAAAAAGCATAATTGCTGAACAAGTTTATTTTAGAATTTCCAAACGAGTTTTTTATATACTTGTCAAATGCAACTTTCTTTCTTCTAATTGTGTTTAATGATAAGTTTTTTCCTTCAGATTCCATAAACTCTTCAAACACATCATTAAATGTTTTATTTGTTCCTTGATTCAAAGTGCCTTTTTCTTTTAATCTAGCCTTCATTTCAGTCTCATGTATCTGTGCCTCTTTTTTTGTTAAAAACCCACTTTTAGAATAATACTTTCTTTTGTCAAACATGTCTCTGTAATAAAAATAAACTTGATAAGTATATCCGTTTTTTGCTTTTTTTGCAGGTCTTTTTCTAATCATATATCACGACTCCTCTCATATTTTGTATAATAAAACGCCCATAACGGAAAAAACAGGCGTAATATCTAATTTAAACTTCTAAACTTGTCTATCTTGAAAGCTTCTATCATTTGCATGATGTCAGCCATATCTTCAGGAGATATCTCATAATCAACAGCAAATATTGAATTTTCATAGACATCTATATAAGAATCCAGCAAATCAGGATGATTATCATAAATATAATCCAGGTTTTTATTGTGGTTGGTATTTTTCATATTATTGTTTCTTTAGTTCAACTACTTTGCTGACACCTTGCATAGAAGCGGTAAATGAAAGAATATCATTTTTATATGTAAATTCTTTTGTATCATCATTTGAAGCTAATAGTGCATTTTTAGTTTTTTCATGGTCATTATTAGATACCCATGAATATTCACTAGTGTCAGTAGTAGGAGCATCATATGAACCAACCCAATAAGTTGCTTTTGTTTTTCCTTCATCCGTCACCCAATCGATAGAAATAACGTTATCAGAAATTGTAGCTTCCATCCATGTGCCCTCATTTTCATCTGATTTCCAAGTCCCTGTTAAATTTAAAGGTTCTTTCTTTTCTTCTTTTTTCGTTGTAGTTGTTTCTTTAGATGTTGTTTTGTCTTTTGGATCGCTATTTCCACATGCAGTTAGAGATAGAGCTAAAGCTCCAATTAATGCTAGACTTAATAATTTTTTCATTTGTTTTTCCTCTTTTCTTGTTTGTTATAGTTTGAATTGATATCATATATTAGTTATACTTATATCAATGAAGGATGGTATAAGTATGAGTGATATTTCTATTTATATTTTAGTAATTTTAATCACAGTCGGTATATGTAGTTTGTATGGTATCTTTTATGTCTCAAAAGTCATTTCAAATCAACATAGGCTTGAAAATGAGATAATTGAAACAGTTAGAAAGGCAGTGAAAAAATGAAATTGATAATATGCACATTGCTATGTATAGGTACTATTTTCATATGTTGCAACATTATTAGCTATCAATTAGAAACAATTGTACTGAAACATGAGATAGAACTGATTGAGTTGGCTAAAAAAGAACTATCAAAAGTTATAGACATAGATCAATAAAATTTTTTCCTAAAGGGGTTAATTCTAGGATTCCTTTTTGAATATCAAAATCTCTACATTCAAAATCAGGGTTCTCTATATTTTTAAGTATTTCTTGTTTTGTGTTTTTAAAAAAACGTTATCTTTATAAATTTGATAGAAATTGTTATCAGTAAGCCAGTTCTGAAAATCAAGGCTGACAAGACCTAAACGTTGTAAATTAATTAACGAATCAGAATATTTGCGTATATTATCTGGATTATCGTGAATAAATACATATTTTTCATAATATTTTTCGCCAATAGTTTTTAAAATAAGCCTATAATTAACGATAGGTAACGCACTTGTTTTCTTATCTCTAAAAAGAGTAAGAATCATTGCTTCTTTATGAGATATTTGTTTAATTGCTTCAACAAAATATGGTGAAATCTTGTCATTATCTCTATCATCACATGATGCAGCAATTAATTTTGCAAACATTTCTTTGAATTGTGCTTCTTCATAGTAATATTTAGATGCTTCAATAGCAGGACCGACGACATACATTTCTGGTTCTTTTAGATGCTCTGGAGGTACTTTTTCAATTTCATCTACAAGAGTATTTTTGAAGTCGTTTATATATTTATCTTGTTTGATTTTTTGTTTCTTTCCCCATACACCTAACCATCCAAAAACACCATCAACTAAAAGTCCTATGTTTTCTCCAATACTTTTTGAAGTTGGTCTAATAATATCACTAGCTACATCTTTTCCTAACTTTGCTGCTTGTTTTGCACTTTCTACTGCAAATGTTGTCTCGCATAATTGTTTATCTTTTTCATCCATTTACAATCCCTCCTTCCTCTTAATTTTGATTATTTTTTGTATTCACCATTTTTTCTTGTTTTTTTGTTTTTATCTTCTTCATTTACATAAATATGAACATTTGTTTGATTTTTCTCTTTTAATAAACCTATTATTTCTTGATTTTGTTCTTTCAGTTTTTCAATTTCGTTATGTAAATCTTCATTTGATGGATTTAACGATTCCAATTTATTGGATATTTCATCAAGTTTACTATTAATGTCATCTTTAAATTGAATGGTCTCCTCATTACTTTTTCTTGTTTGATGTATAGATCCAGCCATGCTAAATAAGGAAACACCGAATACTAAAATTGCAAAACCATCACTAACATCTACTTCTTCCTTCACTAAACCACATATAAGTTCTATAAGGTTACTAATCATAAGTATTAAACCAAAAATGGAAAATAATAGACCGAGTGAAAAAAATATACTGTCTAAATTATTATTGATGTACTCTTTTATTGACGATAACGAACTTTTTTTGTAGTCATTAATAAAATATCCAATAAAAATAAATATAAGTATAATTACAATAATACTAATGATTGTATTCATTATCTTAACCTCCTAAATAATTTTCTCATTCAGTGAATACCACACTTTAAGCGGTATTCCTTTTTCTTTTACAATAAATTCAATATTTTCTAGTTCTTTTATATTATGTAGTTCTTCGTACATCAGTAATCTAATAGCAAATTCATTTGCTTCTCTTTCTAAACGAGTTTTATAGACTCGCCTTAGAAAATTAAAACTGATGTTTTCATCATAATGCAATATGTAATGTCCAAGTTCATGGGCTATTAGAAAATTCTCATATGAGTAATCTAAATCGTTTCTAATAAATATAAACCCTTGAGAATTGTGTATTATTAGTCTTGAATCTAAAGTTTTTGCTTTGAAATTTTGATATTCAATTGAAATATCAAGATGATCTACAAGCTCTTTAACGTTTGAGGTATTGTATTTTTTAATTAAATCTTTGATTTTATATTCTATATTCATCCATAAGCACACTCCTTTAAATAATAATTATTTGTGCTTTCTAGAAATAATACAAAATATATCAATTATATCGTTTGTCATTTCCATAATTTCAGTATTTGAAATAGAGTCAAGTGAATATCCTCCCAAATCGGCAATTACTTTTTGACTAAGAATAAATGAAACTGCTTCTTGCGGGGTAGAGAAAGATATATTTTTCTTTGATTTATCATAAATAGACATATCACTATCAATATCAGTTCTACACATTATGTAATCAAGTGTTACATTAAAAAGTCAGCAATTTTTACCATTTTATCAATTTCAGGTGTTCTTTTATTGTTTACATATTGTGATATTGTTGCTTCGGAATCAGAATAACCATATTTTTCATTAAATTTATCAACAAATTCTTTTTGAGATAGTCCGTTCTTTTTTATTAATCTCTTTATTCTAGTTCCTGGATTAGTACATCTAACATTATCATTTGATTTGTTAGAACAAAGATAATCTAAAGATACCTGAAAATAATCAGCAATATTAATTAATCTATCTAAATCAGGAATACGTTTGTTATGTTCAAACTGAGATATTGTTGCTTTAGACTCATTAAGATGATAACGAGTATTTAATTCATCAGCTAATTGATCTTGCGTTAAATTATTTTTTTGTCTTAGCTCTTTTAATTTTAAAGAAAATGAATTATTTACAGTTATCATTTTTTGTGTCTCTTGGAAACGATTTTTAACATATTAGCAACATCCTCAGCCATTTCCATAATTTCTTCATCTGACATAGATTCTAAATCATAACCGCCGAAATCGGCAACCATTTCTTGTTTTAGAATAAAACTTAATGCTTCTTGAGGAGTAGCAAATGATTGATACTCTTGATCAAATTTGTTACCTTTAACGAATCCTGAAACCTCTAAAAGATATTCCAAAGAAACATGTAGTGCTTTACTAATTTCATTAAGTGTTTCTATAGTTGGTGAAACTGGTTTACCTGTAGAAGGATTACAACCTGTTTCTAATTTTTTTAGATATGTATGACTAATACCTAGTAGTTCAGAAAACTCTCTTAAACTCATATTTCTTTTTTCTCTTTCTTCATGTAAATATTTTCCTAGTGTATTCTCCATGAGGTACACCTCCTTATATATTAAGTGTAAACCACAGTTGACACCAATACAAATAAAAGTTTACAAATTGATGTTATACATAGTTGACAATATATGTTATCTATAGTAAACTAAAGTCGTGGAAACAATAGATTACACAAAAGGAGGTGCCAAAATGAATAAAATCAGAGAATTTCGCGAGAAACAAAATATGACACAACAAGAATTATCTGAAAAATCAGGTATTAGTAGAGCATATATCTCTCAATTGGAGAATAATGATTCTTTAATTGTTAAAAGCTCTACAATGTTAGCTATTGCTAGTGCATTAAAAAAACCGGTAGGATCTATTTTTTTTAAGTAAAATGGAAACTATATGTAACACGTTTGTGTTTACATCTATCAAGCACAAACATATTTTAATTGATATTTAATGGAGTTTCCTAAAAAGACACTTTATTAAATACAAGAATTTGGAGTTTAAAGAAAGGAGAAAAAAACTATGGCTCTTAAGGTAATTATTTCTATATTGATTGTATTCTTTAGTTTAATAGAAATTTCTATTTTGCTTGAAACAGGAGGAAGAACTATTTATGGAAAAAAAACATATAAGCATGAATATATAAAATCAATAATTTTAATGATTGCTATAGTGCTTTTATTTATTCTCTGGTGCTATTTGATGTACATCTAATCAAGCACAAACATATTTTAACTGATATTTGATGGAGTTTCCTAAAAAGACACTTTATTAAATGCAAGAATTTGGAGTTTAAGAAAGGAGCAAAGAAAAATGGAAAATGTTGAACAAAGATATCCAATTACCATGGCTGTTTTAAGAAATGCTGCAGATAGAATTACTAATTGGAAAAACGTAACCCCACAAGCAAAATTAAGAAAGCAATGTGAAATTGCACGTGTTGTTATTGCTTTATCAAACACGTTATAGAAAGGATAAATCTAAATGGACAAATTAAGGGAATTCAGGGAGAGCTTGCATATGTCTCAAAAGAACATGGCTAAGAGAATAGGCGTTTCTCCATCGTACTACTACAAAGTGGAAAGTGGTTATCAAAATCCCAGTTATGAATTTCTAGCAAAATTTAAGAGAAGTTTTCCAAATGCGAGTGTTGATCAAATATTTTTCAGTAAATAAAAAAGCCATTAGTAGTGTTGGTACTAACGGCTGCACGATTTGTTTACTTCTTTGATATCCAACACTTATCAAGTCTCAAACTTAAAGCAGTATGCATCTGCTTTGTTACCCTACAATGAGACAAATAGAATTTACCTTAAAGCTACAGTTTATAAAATAGCCGTTTTTCTTGAAAACGTACTAGTCGTTTATATAAATAAATTGGCTGTCACTAGTACAAACAAGCATCACCTGCTAGCACATGAATGTGTAAATTTTATTTTAGAAGAATAGGGGAGTTTAAAGCCGCTTTTAACATGCGACCACCTCCTAACTAGATATTAACTTTCGATATCGTAGTGTAACAATATTTTATCACAATTTGGAAATTTTTGAAAGGAGGAAACACACATGGAAGTCAGACCAACAAAGATGCTCACTGAAAAAGAATTACGTGAAGATCTAGGAATTTCAAGAGACCAGTTACTTAACTTTATTGACCTTGAAATATTTCGTCCTATCAGATTAGGGCGTGGTAGAAAATTCAGTCAACAAGAAATCTTGGAATTTCAAAGAAAGTATGCAGGTCTTGACGTAAGCAATTATTACAAGGCAAAAAAAGCTAAAGAATATGTAGATAGTTTAGCTTAAAAAAATTAAATAGATTACTGGTCATCAAAGAGCCAATCTCAAAGGCCTCCGATAACAAAATAGCATTGATGATTTACTAACTACAGACATAAAAAAGAACTAATACCATACAAGTTTTTATTTAAGAGGTTGGTTCCTTGATGGCTAGTAATGGAAAGGAAAAGAAAATTTATGAGTAAAAATTCATTAATTATCATCTGCTGTATTTTGATTGTTGTCATTGCAGTTTTAGTACACATGTTAAAGGAATTCAAATGGTATCAAAAATCCTACTATGAATTGGCAAATAAGATTGCCAAAGATAGAAGAGATAGAAAAATGTTGGTTCGTGCAGATAGAGAAATGATCAAGAGTGAAATAGATAAAAAATTTCTAGCAATTCTTAGAATTTCTCAAAGAGAAGATTATCCAAGAAATCGTTTTGAATTGGGCTATGAATCAGGAAGATTTGAAGTAGAAGTTAAAAACTTATTTCTATCAGGTGGTCTTACAACACATGAGGAAAAGTTTCTTAAAAAGTGTGAATACATCGCAATGTTTGAAGTGAACGAAAAGGAGGTGTAGTTATGAAGTTATCTGGAAGAGGTCTTGCAACAACAATCATCATTGCATTAACTGCTGGTCAGTTATGTGTAATTGGCTTAAGAAATTTCTTGGATTTTATTTTCAGATAAAAAAATAACAGCACTTAAAAAAGTACTGTTAAATCAAAAAACCAAAATAACCAATAACAATTATAACCAATCAAAGGAGAAATCGCAATGAAATTATCGAAAAAAGGTGCAGTTACTCTAGCAACAGCATTAGTAGTATTCCTTGTTACTACTGGTCTAATGCTATCAAGAGTTAAAGATTTAGAAAGTTCATATGATGAACAATCAAAGCAAATGCAATTATTGAAAGATGAATACAATTCTCTTTCAAATGAGTTATCGGCTGAAAAGTCAGAGAGAACTAAATATCAAAGATTGTATGATGAAGTTTCTATAAGAAATGAACAATTAGAAGCTGAACTTGAAAATTGAAGGTGTCTTGGCCAGTTTGTTATTACATACTATTGGCCAGGAGAAGACGTTTATGGTCGTCTAACTTCTACTGGTGCTATTGCTGAAGAAGGAAGAACTATTGCGGTAGATCCTTCAATCATTCCATATGGTTCTATAGTCTTGATTAATGGCAATGAATATGTAGCTCAAGACTGTGGAGGGGCTATCAAAGGAAACAAGATAGATATCTTTGTTGACAGTCCAAAAATGCAAAAGTACACAGTAGAAATCTATATAAAAAGAGAGGAATAGAATATGACAAAAAAAGATTTAGAAGACATTATCCAAACAGCTAAAGCTGCAGGTGCAAATGTCAAAGTTGTTCAAGTTGGTTCAGCAGAAAATGAACCTGTAGAAAGACCAAAAATTCCATTATTTAAATTAGAAGTTGGAATCAAAAAAGAAGGTGATGAACTTAAAGTTATGCCAACTGATGATTGGTGTTTCTTAGGAAGTATTTTTCTAGAAATGGCACCAATTGATATTGACATTGAAAAGGTCAAAGAAATGTTTACACCAGCAAAAAATGCTTTCAATCATTGCTGTAATGAACTGAATAACTACATCCGAGAACAATATAAAGGGGCGTTAGAAGATGAAAAAGAAAGAATTAGAAGAAAGAGTTGCTGATATTGAGAGTTCAATCATTTGCATGGAATGTAAGGATCATCTAGACAGTGATGATTATCTTCAACTTGGTTATCTCAATCAGGAATTAGCAAGTGCTAAAAAGGATCTAGAAAATGGAAACTACGAACTATGAGGAGTTCTTTCCTAATTGTAATGTCGATTATGTCAAAGACAAAAAACATTGGCATCAATTAAGAGGAAAAGGAATTGGTGGTTCTGATGCAGGAATCGCAATGAATGTAAACAATTACAAAACACCTTATGAATTGTGGGAGGAAAAAACAGGTGTTAAAAAGCCTGTATTTCAAACGAGTGAAGCAATCGAAAAAGGGAATGCATTGGAACCCATCCTCATTGAATTGTTCGGTGTTCTTTATAAAAACAAGTTTGAATTGATTGATACGAAAGATATCAGCTTGTCAAACAAGAAATATCCATTTTTAAGAGCAAATCTTGATGGAGCAATGATTGAAATTGCAACCAAAGAAAAATGGGGGTTGGAAATCAAATCAACAACTATTCAAAATGGTGCAATGTTAAAAGAATGGGCCAATGATCACATTCCAATTACTTACTACGTTCAAGTACTGCATTACATGATAACCACTGGATTAAGACATTTTGTCTTATATGCAATTCTTGATATTCCGTGGGCCAACAACGGCGCAGGGAAGCAAGAAACAAGAGTTGTTTATCTTCACTATGATGATTTGGTGCTAGATGCAAAATATCTATTTAAAACGGAATTGTGGTATTGGAATTTAATCAAAACTAAAACGCCACCACCTTTTTTAGAAAGTAGGAATAAGGAATTAAAAGAAGTTAGCTAGAAAGGGCAATCCAAATGAGAAAAATCACAGACGAACATTTACAAGAGTTTGGCTTTTTTAAAGAAGAAAGAGATTTCTTTGAAATGCTATATAGAAAAAGACTCTTTTATAGAGTCGTTATTGTAATCCAAATTTTATTAGAACTAGTGTTGTTACTAATGTTGTTATTATAGAAAACACTATAGAAACAACGCCACCAACAACAGCTGGCCAAATGCTATTGCTAAAGAATTGTCGTCTTCTATAGACACAATATCGATAATAGCGGTCGCTCAAGGTGTATAAGATCTTCTTAAGTGTTTCTGTTTGAGTAACATCATTAAATTCATATCTGGTTTCAATAAATTTAATTCTTACAAGCTTATATGTAGTGTTTGGACCAAAGTAATTTTCATCAACGTACTTTTTAAAACATTTCATATAGTAAAGCTTCAATCTTTCTTTGATGTAAAGATTTATGTTTGAAAAATCATCATTCATAGTCGATACCCCCCCTAGAAAGATTATAACAAATAATTACAAAAAAGATTGAAAGGAAAACTTATTATGAATGAACTAATGAATAATCAATTAATCAATGCATCAGCAACTGAAACAATCGATAGTAGAGAAGTTGCTGAAATGGTTGATATGGAACATAAAAATTTATTATCAAAGATTAGAAAATATATTGAAATATTGGACGGCTCAAAATTAAGCAGTCATCAATTTTTTGTACCAAGCACATATGTAAATAATCAAAATAAAGAACAACCTTGTTATTTATTAACCAAGAAAGGTTGTGAAATGGTAGCAAACAAGTTAACTGGAGAAAAAGGTGTAATCTTTACTGCTAAATATGTTAATCGTTTTGAAGAAATGGAAAAACAAATAAAAATTCCAAAAACTGATAGAGAAATTTTATTCTTAAGTGTTAAGGTTCAAGAAGAGACAGCTCAAAGAGTTGATGTTCTTGAAGAAAAAGTATCAAGCTTAGAAAAATCAACAACGATTGATAGCTCTCAACAACAAATACTTGAAAAGATTGCTAAAGCAACAGTGATCAGAACTTTGGGAGGTTTTGATTCTAGAGCCTACCAATTAATGAGCAGAAAGATTTTTAGCAATATCTGGAGAGACTACAAGAACTATTTTAAGTTAGGTTCATTTAGAGATACTTTGAAGACCGAATTTGAAAACGCAAAAGAATATCTTGAATCTTGGTCACCTGAAGTCAATACAAGCTTGAAAATTAAAGAGTACAACAGTCAATTAGCAATGAATTTAGATGCTTAAAAGGAGGAAAAGAAAGAACATGAATGAGTTTCAATCAGGGCTACTCAATGAATTGGTAGCTGTAAAAATTACAACCAAAGAAGAATTTGAAAAAGTAATCAATTTCTTATCAATCAATAACTGCTTTCTTGTGAATGGAGAACTAGTTGTAAAGCTAACATATCCAGGAGATAAAGCATTTGTCATTTTAAAACAAGATAACGCAATCTTCTGGCAACCAGCTAATCAAGTGTTAGATGAACGTTATAAAGTTGTCAGCGTTATCGAATTCTTTAGACCAACTGAAGAAGAAAAGGTTGTTGAAGCAAAAGCTGAAGTTATTGAAGAACACGTTGACATTGATGAAAAACACCTTTCATTAGAAGTTCAAAAAAGACCGGCAAATGAAGCGATTGTTTCAAATATTGATGAAATGGTCAAATTGATTCCAGCAATTGAAGCTAAAAAAGGTGTGGTTGTAGATGAAAAGAACTACAAAGATTTTGTTAAAGCTAAAACTGGAATGGTTCCATTATATCGTTCGTATGCTAAAAAATTAGAAAATGAAAGAAAAGCAGTCAAAAAAGCATATATTGAGCCTTATCAAGAATTTGAAGCAAAGGTAAATAAAGTTGTTAAAGCTTTAAATGATACTGCAAGTGTTGTGGCTGAAAATGTGGATGTATTTGTTCAAAAGCAAAAAGAAGCTCTTAGAAAAGAACGTCAAGGAGCTATTGATCAGTTAAAAGAAGTATTGATTTCTAGAAAGATGATTTCAAAGAAATATGCTGATCAGTTCGTTTTTGATGAAAAATGGCTTAACGCTTCAACATCCAAAAAGAAATTTGAAGAACAAGTTGAAGCTCAATTTAATTCCTTAATGGAAAAAGAAAAGAATGACAAATTAAACCTTGAAATGATTGAAAAAACAATCATCAATGCATGTCTTATTGCAAATGTTGATGAAAAGCTTATTTCAAGAGAAAAATATCAAGCTCTTTTAAATACTGAAGGTCTTCCTAAAGTAACTGAAATGATTACTGATGAAGTAGACAACATCAAAAAACAATCACAAGCGGTTGCTCAACAAAAAGAAGCAGAACTTCAACATCAAAAGGAAGAGTTTGAAAAGAAACAAAAAGAAGCAGAACTTCAACACCAAAAAGAGTTGGAAGCAGTCAAAAAACAAGCTTCTCAAACAGTTGAAAATCAACCTAAATACACACCAATCAAGCGTGGTGATGAAACGATTGCTAACGTAAATGATAAGTATATCGTTACTGAAATCAAGCAAACGCCTGAAAAGTTCCAAGGCAGAACATGGAAGAAAACGTTTGAGTTTGAAGGTGATTTAGCAGCACTTCAAATGCTCAATCGTTACATGGATGTAATCAAAAACATCAATCCATCATTTAGCTTTGGAGAAGTTAAATTAACTGAAAAAGAACTTAGCGACCCACAAACAGGAGTGATCAATAAATATAACGTAAAGGAGATTAACTAATATGGCAGTACAAAGCATGGTACAACAAGCAACTAAAAATCCAGTAGCAGCTGGTATCAAAAAATTTAACAATTTAATCAATTCAAGCATTATGAGAACTAAAATTCATCAAATGGTTGGTGCAACTGATTCACAAGAATTCATTACATCAATTACAAGTGCAGTTAATACAAATCCTGCCTTGGCTGAATGTGATCCACAAACAATTATCAGTGTAGCATTATTAGGGCAAAGCTTACATCTTAAACCTAGTCCTCAACTTGGATATTTTTATATGGTACCTTACAACAATAAAAAGAAAAAATGTAAGGAAGCACAATTCCAACTCGGGTACAAAGGCTACTTGCAATTAGCAATCAGATCAAATGAGTATGTCGATATTGACGCTATGGAAATTAGACAAGGGGAATACAAAGGACGTAACAAATTAACTGGCAAGCCTGAATTTGAATTTATTGAGGATGATGAAGTAAGAGAAAATCTACCAGTAGTAGGATATATGGCTTACTTTGAAATGAAGAATGGTTATATCAAACGTTTATATTGGTCAAAAGAAAAGATGCTTAATCATGCTGACAAATACTCTCAAGCATTCTCAAAAGAAGCAACTACAGGACAATATCCTAAAGTTTCATATGCTGATTATGAAGCTGGAAAATATGATCCTAAAACTGAATGGCAATATTCAAGCTTTTGGTATAAGAACTTTGATGAAATGGCCAAGAAAACAATGCTTCGTCAATTATTGTCAAAACATGCTTTATTATCAACTGAAGCGATTGAGAAAGCTGTCACTTCTGATAATGCAGTAATAGATGAAAACTTGAATCCTCATTTTGAAGATGAAAACATCATTGATGGAGTTGCAACTGAAAAAGAAACACCTCAAGCAATTGAAGCAAACACAGCTCCAACGATGCAAGATATCATCAAAGAAGAAAAACAAGCTGAAAAAGTTCCAGTTGATGACTTTGACCCAATGTCAATGTAGGAGGTAACAAGATGCAAGAAGAATACGTTATACTTCCTCGATCATTCACAAACACGAAAGCCTATAGAGATACTTATTCTCTATGGACTTTCACTTATCTATTGTTCAATTGTGATAATGATGGGCATCTAGAATTGAACATTAGAAATCTAGACTTGCCAATCAGTGAAAATAAATTCAAAGCATCATTGAAGAAGTTATATGATGAAGGATTGATTTATGGTGATACACAAGGAAATCATAGAGAGATCTATATAAGTGATTATCAAGAAAAGTATGTAGAATAAGAGGTTTAATCAATGGCTGAAAAAGAGGTAAAGAAAGGGTACACAGGATTTTCAAACGAGCTGGTGAATGATCCTATTATTAAAAATTCAAAAGCATGGACTCTGTTTTCCTATTGCCTCTTTAAGGCTTATTTTGATGATAAGTATGGAGAGGCAGGAACCTTTACGACCACGCAAATAGAAATGAGAAAGAATTTGAATTGGGACAATAAAACCTTAAAAAAATTTATGGAATTCCTAAAAAACAAAGGTTATATAGATTATAAAACAACTCCTCAAAATACGTTTATAAAGGTGCTGAATTATAAGAAGTGGCGAGGGTATTAGTATAGGAAAAATTCCTACATGGTATAGGAGAAATTCCCATACTGTATAGGAAAAATTCCTACATGGTATAGGAGAAATTCCCATACTGTATAGGAAAAATTCCTACACCCCTTTCTATATATAAACAATATAAACAATATAAACAAGAAAAAACAAGATAAAACAAGAGGGGTGTGTTGCACACTCACGGATAACAATCCTTCGCATACGACATTGCAGATTGCTATATATAGTAGCGCCCCTCCATTTAGTGAAAGGATTAGTTAAATTTGTAAAAAAACGGAAATCAAAAAGATTTTGAAATTTTACAAAAATCTAAATCCATCAACACAATTAAATATCAATGATAGAGAAGTTATAGAAGTCTGGTGTGATGTGTTTATGGAGTACTCATATGAACAGGTAAGAAATGCAATTGTAGCATTTTCAAAAAAGAAACCTTTTGCTCCAAGCATAGGAGAAATTATTTCTAACATCGAAGTTCCTGATTACACAATTGAACTAATTGAACCCTACACCGTAATTGTTAGTTTTGAAGATGAAGAATATGGAAACTTTCCATTTAGATTCTTCAATTCTCAGGAAGCTAAGAAAAATATCGAAAAATTTAAAGAATGCAGTTACGATAAGGAGTCAATCAGGATATTGCATGAGCAACATGTCAGAGAACGTAATAGCGGAGTTCTTACATACAGGGGAGAAGCAAAGGCAAGATTAGAGCAAAAACTTCAAAATCAAAATAGAGGTAAAAAATATGATAAACAGAGTAGTTTTAGTTGGTAGGATGACACGTGATCCTTACAAGATTCCTAAAATTGTTGAAGTGACACAAAGATGGATTTCTGAAGAAGATAATAAGATTTTGGACAAGATAGGATTTCCTGATATCTATATGTTGGATGCAAAACGTGTTGATGAATTCATTACGCTTGCTGGTGATTGGAATCCATATTATTTGGCAGCGTGTGATCAAACTGAGCTAAATGGTGGTCAAACCACTATCACAATGACAGTTTACTTCAATATCAAAGAGGATCCTAAGAAAAGCGCTTGTGATCAACAAAAAATAGAACTTGTACAACAACCTACGAACTATGACGAATTCGAAGATATGGATGTAGAAGAACCTGAAGATGATTATCAAGAAGAGAAACAATTGGATGCACTTCTTGAAGACACTGTTGTTCCAGAGGAGCTAGAAGATGACTTTGACCCAATGCTCGCTTGATGTAGGAATACAAGATGATTACAAGAAGTTTTGGTTTACCGTACCTGGAAAGATAGTTGGCAAGGGAAGACCAAGATTTACTACATTTAAAGTGTTCGATAAAGTGAAAAACAAATACGTAACAAGAGTAAAGGTATATACACCACAAACCACAGTAGATTACGAACAAAAAATAGCAATGTGCTATCGAAAAACTACAAGTTATCAAAGTGATAAAGCGTTGAGGGTGAAGATATTTGCATACAGAGAAATTCCTAAGTCGACCACTAAAAAATTAAGAGGTTGGCTATTGGATAAGACATTTCTTTGTACTGTCAAGCCTGATATCGACAACATCATAAAAGTAGTTTTGGATGCACTCAATGACGTAGCATATTACGACGATATCCAGGTATGTGAACTTGTTATCATTCGTGAATTCGCTGAAAATGAATGTTTAAAAATATGTCTAGAAGAAATTGGCGAAAGAAAGCCAAAATAACAGGAGGAAAATTAAAATGGGATTATGGGATTTAATAACTGAAGATGAAAAATCAGTTGAAGAGGTCAAGGAAGCGGAGGTTGTAGAAGAACAACCAACTGAACCACAAGAACAAGCGGTAGAACAAGCAACTGCTGCACAAACGCAGCAAGAAGCAGGTGTTGATGCTAAAGATGCATCAGAAGAAAAACAAGCAACACCTAAGAAAAAGAAACCTGCAGGTAAGAAAGGTGAACACCTTTACCCTTTCTCAATCTATTCTGAAGGAAGAATTATTGATATTTCTTCTTATGGATTTGTTCCAGGAAAAACTTACAAAGAAGATGAAATTACAAAGATCATGTTGCAACATCAACATTATGAATTCGCAGGAAAAATGGAATATAGTTTCATCAAAGAAGATAACGTTCTTGTTGTAAGTATTGCTCAACACAGAAAAGGATAGTGATTCAAAATGACCAAAATAACCAAGTATAGATTCTATGTGATTGGGGTAGGTGGAACAGGTTCTCTTCTTGCAAGAGACCTTCCAAAACTCCTTTTAAACACCAATCATAAGATGAAATTAGTCGATGGGGATGTTGTTGAGAGAAAAAACATCAAACGTCAAGGCTATCAGGAACAGGATATTGGAACGAATAAAGCAATATCGTTATCGAGAAAAATCAATTCGCTTTATTCAATGGAATGTGAGTTTGATGATGATTACTGCACTTTTGATGATCTTTACAAAATGGCAACCAAAGATGAAAGATATATTCCAGTAATAATTGGTTGCGTTGATAATGATGCAACTAGAAAGATACTAGAACAAGTATTTAATAAGCTTGAAAACGTTATTTACATTGATTCAGCAAATAGCGAATACGAAGGAAACATCTATGTAGCATCTAAAAAAGACGGTATTCAAAAAGGAAAATTGAGAAGTCAATGCTATAAGCTTGATATGGACAGACACCCGCTAGAAAAATCATGTCAGGAACAAGCTGCAGACGGGAATGTTCAATTTCTTGTAACCAATGCAAAAATGGCGGTTTCTATTCTGGAACATTGCAATGCGTTGCTTATTAGAGAGTTGAAAGAGGGTGTTCAAATTGTCAATCGATTTGAGACAGTTTTTTACAACTGATTATGTGCCAAGAATAATACATGACAACACAATAGAAAGTTTCATAGCTAATCTTATCAGTTATCTTCCACAGACAACCATTGATGATGCAACTGAATATTTTGAAAATGAACTTGAGTTTCAGGACATTTCTTTCATTGAAGATAAGAATTATCTCGCTGATCATGTTTTTGAGGACATCATCATTGATAGAGGTATGATATTTGCTCTGCTTTCACCTTTTTTTGATGAACAAGACTTAGCCATTACATCTGATGATGCTCAAATGGAAAGCTGGTATGACAAGCATAATGAGCAATTTGTTGATTTGGGTACGGATTATATTCCACAGATCAAAAAAGAATTTGAAAAGGAACTGTATTTTGCTGCTATTGATTGTTGTACGGATGAGAAAGGTAATGTTGATGAATATCTTTTGGGAACTGTAAGATTAAACATTTGTCATGTACGTTTTAAAGATAAATCCAAAGCAAGAAAATTCAGGAAGCTTTATAAAAAACATTATGAAATAAGGGCACTCTTTAATGAATTTGGCTTTTTATTTAGAAACGGACAACTTGCAAAAGGCAATGTTACTGATATCGAATGTGAAGATATCCAGGAGTTTGAAACTGCTTTTTCGTTGATGAATGAAGCTATAAATATCATATCGGAACATTCAAAAAAGCAAAGAGGAGATTCTGATGAATTAGAAACTTTGTTGTGTGATGCAAACGGAAAAACATTAAAAAGATTGAGAGTATCAGCTCTCATAAATACATTTATTGACACTTTGAGCACGAACGAGGAGGTAATCATGTAATGAAAGAGGTAATTATAAAATTTTCAAATGTCAAGTCTGATGCTGAGTTATGTATCAAAAAAGGTGACATAATCACCTTCAAAAAGTTAGCGATAGAAGATGCTTTAAATGCTATAGAAGAATGTGCAACTAATTCATTAATGATAAAGAAAATTAAACTGTTGCCTGAAAATGTTATTGCGAAAGGTGGAGGTTACACAGTCATTAGACAACCAGAACATGTACAGTATGTTACTTTCAACCAAACAAGCTATAAAATCAATTTTCCTAATTCAATCTATATCGTTTTGCACTCTTCTAAGCAAATCAAAAGCATTAAAAACTATTGTTATAAAGAGTACAAAGGTGAAGAAACGGAACTTTATGACTATGCTATGCCAAATGTCCTTGTTGAAAACAGAATGTGTATTGGAACTGCTGATAGAACAATAAAAGATGGTGATGTAGAGGGGGCTTTGAATAAGATCATTGCAACTCCTTACTCACACAATACATTCAATGGAATCAATGGTTTCTCTAGCACAATTAAATATTTTGAGTATCTAGAAGATAATCCATTCCCATACAAATTATTGAAGAAACTGAACAGGAAATTGAAAGATGTCACAATTTGATGAACTAAGAACTCTACTTCTTGAATGGGGCGAGAGCAAATACTTGCCTCTTCTTGAAGAAGCAAAGCAATTAAAACAAGTAAATTATCGACTTCGTGAGCAAAATTCAAGATTAAGGCACAAGAATAACAGACTTGAAGATATTCTCGAAGGAAGAAACGTTATTGCTCCTGACGAGGGAAAAACAATCTACGCTGTATTTGATAGAAAGAAAAAAGAAAAATTAATTGTGGTAGGAACGATTCAAGAATGTGCTGAATTTGTAGGAAAATCAGTAAGTGTAATGCAGAATTATGCGTCTCCAAATGGCCGTAAAAGCGAAGAAATTAAAATTGTTAAAGTAGGAAGGACTTGAAATTATGACAACTGCTAGAAAATATGATCCAGTAAATAACACTTATGAAAATTACATATTGCCTGAAGGAGCTAGTCTTTATGAAGATGATATGAACAAAGACATTGCTTGTGCTGAATGCGGTAAGAAAATCAAATATGGGATGTCTTATACATCAAGAATCATCTTTAATAGCGGTGGATTTGGCTATGTAGTATGTGAAGAATGTTATTACAAGAATGACATGAAGGATATCGTTAAGAAAGGTTAAGGAATTATGAAAACACATGAATTAAAAATCAAACCTCAATATTTTTGGGATGTAATTTGTGATATTAAGACATTTGAAGCTCGTAAAAACGATCGCAATTTTGAGGTTGGAGATATCATAACTTTAAGAGAATTTGAGAATGGTAAGTTTACAGGAAAATCTATAAATGTAGAAATTGTTTATATTTTAAATGATGAAGAATATTGCAAAGAGGGTTATGTTGTTTTAGGTTTTAAACTTCGCTTGGATTTAGGAGGTGCTTTGTAATGACAGCACAAGAAATGTTTGAATCAATGGGATTTAAAAAAGATAAATTTGATTATTTTGGATTAGATCGATTTATTTATAAAAAACCAATCGTATATGAAGAAGAATACTTATATACATTTGTAGTTTTGTTTGATAAAGAGCAAAAAATAACAACAGTATACCATGATGAGTATTCTGAAAATTATGATCTTTGCTATGATGAACCGCCTGCAGTTGATATGGAACTTTTAAAAGCAATCAACCAACAATGTAAGGAATTGGGGTGGATGTAGAAATAATGGAAACAATTCTAATTATTATATTACTCTACTTTTTCTTAATAGCACTTGTTTTAATCAATATTGGAGGCGATGGAAAATGAATATATATCAAGAAGATTTAGGCAGAATAGCAAGGTTGAAGTTAGAAAATGGTAAAGTGGCAGAAGATTTTCTGCCCCAAACATTTAAAGAATTACAAGAATTGGTTGAGAAAGAAACTATGGAAAAACCTAGAGACATTGTTTATTCAAAAAAAAGAGAACAAATTCATAGGAGTTTGTCGAAAATGTCATACATTAGTTAATCAAAGCATGAGGTATCGTTATTCATGTGGACGACGTTTAGATTGGATTGAAGAAAATGGATAGACCAAAAATAGAAGATTATTTTACAAATGAAAAGTTTAAGTTTGCTAATAAATTTGGATACAATATAACATTTGATAGTGGATTATATGAACAAGCGCTAAATAGTTACATAGATCAATTAGAAAAAGCACTAGATAAAGCGTGCAAAGAATTATCATCACATACAGTTGAATGTGACTTAGTTCAATGTCCATTTAATTGTGAATATGATAGTTGTGATTTTGATTGCGGAAATACTCAAAAATGGAAAGAATGGTGTATGAGAGATGAAGAATAAATATCAAGAAGCATTAAACAGTATCAAAGAAAAAACAACGGAAATTGACGAATATGAAACAATTCCTAAAAGTACGTTTTGTCATTGTGTTGAAGAAGTAGAAGTACTACAAGAATTAGTTGATTTTAATAAAACATTTGCACATGTGTTAGGTAGCATTGATTTTAAAGCTCTTAGAAACATTTTAGAAACAAAATTGCCTAAGAAGCCAATCAAGAAAGAAACCGTTACTCTTTCAATGTTAAATATAGATGTAACTTTTGGAAAGTGTCCAACTTGTGGTTCGGCTTTAGCAGGAAAGCAAAACTATTGTACAAAATGTGGACAAGCTATCGATTGGGAGGGTTGAAAATTGAAAAAGCCTAGTAGAGAAGAATATACAGAGCGAGGCGCTGCACTCGGTGTCGACGAAACATATAAGTACGTAGAAGCTCTAGAAGGATATTGTGAGCAATTAGAAAAAGCTTACGAAGATGTAAAAAAAGGTTTAGATAACGCTTGCAACAAACTAGAAGGTTTATATCTTTGCATTGATGTTTTAACGGATAAAGAATCTAAAAAAGATAAAGAATATTGGAAAAAGAAGGTAATGAAAGATGACTAAATTTGAATTGGATCTATTAAAAGAATTCTCTGATGATGGATGTGGTGGAGATTACTTTGATGAAATCAGTACATTAGTTGGCATGAGGATGAGAGGCTACTTTCAAGATGCCGAAGATGATGAAACCATTGATGAATTGATAGAGAGGTATGAAGAATGTATAAGTCACCAATAGAAACAGTAATGAAAGAAGTGTTTCAAAAGATGAATGAGGATTTTGAAAATTCAGTACTTAAAGCTGTACAAAAAGTCGGCATAAATGTTGATAAAGAAGAACTCCTAAAAGCTCTAATTTATGATAGAGGACAATATGATGAAGGCTATGAGGATGCAATGAATGAAATCAAGCATCCTCAACCCCTTAAATTTGAAGATTTAAAAGAAGGAATGTGGATATATGATGCTCCTTATGAAGAAATTGTAAGAATTAAAGAAATAGAATCTAATGAATGGATATTTCTTGAATGTATAAAATCCAATGATTTATCTAATACATTTTTTCAAGAAGGAAGATTTTATCCAATTACTATTCCAAATATAGGAGATAAAAATGGGTAATCAGTATAGAAGAATGCAAACAGTAAAACATGCTTTGCAATACTATATCACTAGACCAGGAGCAAGTGAAAAGGATCTAGTAAGAGAAAAGAATTTATTAAAACGTGTTGAAGAAGATATTGAATGGTATGAAGAAAGACACCACATCAAAAAGAAAGAGGAGAGAAAATAAATGAAAAAAGTATTAATCATATTAGCAAGCGTATTTGCTTTAACTGGATGTTCAAAAGCATCTAGAGTTAATTGGAATATTAGAGAAGATGCAAACAACTTTAAAATCACAAGAAAAGTCGTTGCTCTTAATACTAGAACAAATGATCCATTATTCACTGTTGAGGGAAAGATTTCCCTTGATAGTGATGAAGATGGAGATTTAAACGTAACAATCAAAACTGGAAAAGGAAAGTACAAGCTGTTCTATGCGCATTTGTCAAATGATGTTACATACACTTGTATTCAAACAAAAGCTAAAAAAGAAAATCCTTATGCCTATGACATTCAATTCTTTCCAGCAAAATAAGTTATTGAAAATGGTGTTATTGATATCAAATCAAGTGAGTAGGTGGTAAATAATGCAGAAGATTAAATTAGAAGCTGAAAATGATTTAGAAAAACGTTGCAAAAATTTAAAAGAACAAAATGAAGCATTGATTAGTGGATTGGATCTTGCAAATGAAACAATAAGCAATCTATACGGTTTGCTTCGAGAATACCGTCAACAAAAAGAAAAGTTTTTAAAACAAAATACAAAACTGTTAGCGATTTATACTGTAATCATCATAGCTCATATAATCACTGCAATCATTAATCAACCATATCGAAATTCACTCATGTTTTATTTTCTCTCGGTCGTAAGTATTGTGTATGGTATTGATTTATGTAGTCAAAAATTCAAAAAAAGGTGATTGAAATGAATATATTAATTAAAAAGCTTAATGATTGTCAGTTGACTAATCAAGAAATCAAATACGTTATTGGTCGTTTAACGTGTGCAACTAATTTTGATAAGGAATTGCATCTGAAAGCAATTAAAAAGCTCGAAATACAAAGAAAGTACCTTGAAGAAGGCAATGTAGAAATAAAAGAAGATGGTGATAAATAATGTACATTAACCCATTTTGGTGTGGAGTTGCAGCAACTATCTTTGCTGAATTGGTAGGAATAATTGCTTATGCAATTTATCAAGAGCACAAAAATTAATAATTAATTATTTTGGAGGGCAAGGAATGAAATATACAGATGAAGAAAAGAAGATCATTGATGAAGTTAAAAAATATCTTAGAGAATTACGCCTAATAAATATTGAAAAATTCTCTTTAACATTTGAAATTGAGGACATTCCAAGCCCTCAATCAATTAAATATTCAAATGAAGCTCCTGGAGGTTTTTCAAAACCAAAAGGAGAACAAATCACTTCTAATATGTTGCGCAGGGAGCTTCTAACAAAGCGCCTAGAGCTCTTTAACAAAGAACTTGATAAATTTATGCCATTGGTGTATTTGCTCAATGCAGGACATAGAAACATCATTAGAACGTATGTATGTTCAAGAGGGTACAATGAAATGATTGATACATTAGAAGAGTCGTTTTGTATCAGCAAATCAACTTACAAAAGAGAGTTTCCAAAAGCGTGTTTAGAATTATCCAAATATCTTGACATGGAACACCGCCCATCACTTGAAAAATTGAATAATATCTTTTATGAAAGTATCAAGAATGAATAGAAATTTCATTCTTTTTATTTTCTATAAATCTCTATATATGTCGCTATAACTCTCTATATGACTATATAACTCGCTAAATGTCGCTTTTTTTCGATAAAAAACTGTCCATTTTTTCTTTGTTTGTGTTATATTATTTATGTAGCACGGAGGTAAGATTAAAATAAAAATAATCATTGTGTCTACAATGCTTTTCGTAAGTATGGGATTAAAATAGCATGCTAAAAGAAAAAAGGAAGAACGGCAATTCTTCCTCTTTTTCTACTTCGAATACTAGCTTTAAGTAAGTGTGGGATTAGTTCAACAACATTTTAGTTGCTACTAAGATTAAAAAGAGCATTACTAGGTATTCCATGAATACTTGCTCCTTTCCTTACACCAAAGCTAATATTCTTGCTTGATGTAAATAGCATGTTGCTAGTACCTCCGTAGTTTTTATTGCACATCTTTGTATGTGCTTTTTTATTTTATCACATTTTATTTTAAAATGTCTATTTGGGAGTGGTGCTAAAAAGCAAATGAAAGCAGTGTTTCAAATCTCTAGAGATAGTATTAAAAACCATAAATAAGAACGCTTTTATCACGAATGATAAATTTTTATTAAAAATGGACCCATTTTGGACCCAAACTGAACCCAAAGTGAGCCCTAATTGGACCCAATTTGGACCTAGATTGAACCCTTATTTCCATGCTATTATGCTATTGTGGTTTTTAAAGAAATGAAACAATCCCATTTAATTTAAAATCACAGTTCAGACATATAGGTTAAACCCCTTGCTAAAAAGTTCCTTATGGAGCTTTTTTCTTTTGCAAAAACAACGATGCAGTTTTAACTGCTATTTCTATAAATAAAAAAATGGAGGTGGTGACATGATTTGGAAAAACACGAGTTAGCATTTGAAGACTATAAAAATGGCATGAAGCAAAAAGAAATTGCTAAAAAATACAATACAACTATTAATACTGTTAAGTCATGGAGCCGTCGCTATGAATGGTCAAAAAAGAAGAAAAAGGGTGCACACCAAAATAAAAGTGTGCACACCAAAAAAGAATGCAAAAAAATAGCTGAAGAAATAGTAGAAACAAGTGAGCTGGATGAAGAACATCAGCTCTTTTGTATTTATTATTTAAAATATCATAACAAGGTCAAAGCATATCAAAAAGTAAAGCCAAACACTCCGTACAACAGTGCTTGTGTGATGGCTTCTCGCTGGTCTAAACAATCAGCCGTAATAGAAGAAATAAATCGTCTAAAAAAAGAACTGTACGAAGATGCTCTTCTTGATCCGCATGACATAGTTCAAAAGTATATCGATATTGCCTTTGCTGATTTGAACGACTATTTGGAGTATGGCCAAGAGGAAGTACCAGTAATTATTAAAAATCCTATTACAGGTGAGGATGAAGTTTTAAAGCAAACTGTTAATATGGTTAAATTCAAAGAATCGGCATTTGCCGATGGAACTATTCTTAGTGAAGTTAAACAAGGACGCAATGGAGCAAGTATCAAATTGGCGGATAGAATGAAAGCTCTTGATTGGCTATCTAAACACATGAATTTAGCAACCGAAGAACAAAGAGCTAAGATTGATTTAATCAAGGCACAAACAAGAAAGATTACAATTGACGATGAACAAGAAGAAATTATAGATGATGGTTTCTTGGAAGCATTAAACGCTAGTGCAAAAGAGGATTGGGAAGATGAAGAAGATTAGAACAGTATTCAAATTCAAACCTTTTAGCAAAAAACAGCGTAAAGTTTTGAATTGGTGGACTGAGAATTCACCAGTTAAAGATAAAGATGGAATTATCGCTGATGGTTCAATCAGATCAGGAAAAACTGTTTCAATGTCTCTTTCATATGTGATTTGGGCCATGTCTACATTTGTTGAGTGCAATTTTGGCATGTGCGGAAAGACGATTGGTTCATTCAGACGTAACGTTTTGAATATTTTAAAATTGATGCTTTGGTCGAGAGGTTACAAATTAAAGGATCATAGAGCTGATAACATGGTTGAAATTAGTAAAAATGGTGTAACCAATTATTTTTACGTGTTTGGCGGTAAGGATGAAAGCTCTCAAGATTTGATTCAAGGTATCACATTGGCTGGTTGCTTTTTTGATGAAGTGGCACTGATGCCTGAATCATTCGTAAACCAAGCGACAGCTCGTTGTTCTGTTGAGGGCTCTAAATGGTGGTTTAACTGTAACCCTGATGGCCCATTTCATTGGTTCAAAACAAACTGGATTGATAAAGCAAAAGAAAAGAATATCATCTACTTACATTTTACAATGGATGACAATCTTTCTTTGAGTGAGAAAATCAAACAAAGATACAAAAGTCAATGGAGCGGTGTTTTCTATGATAGATACATCAAAGGACTTTGGACTGTTGCAGAAGGTATCATTTATGATATGTTTAATAAAGATAAACATGTTGTTGATGATTGTGATTGTTTGATTGATAGTAAAAGTTATAGATATGTCAGTTGTGACTATGGTACACAAAATGCCATGGTCTTTTTGCTTTGGAATAAAGGAACTGATGATATTTGGTATTGTGTTGATGAATATTACTATTCAGGGCGTGACACGAAGATTCAAAAAACTGATAGTGAATATGCGGATGATTTAGTTAAATTTCTTAACGAAAGAGAAATATTCCAAATTGTTGTAGACCCCTCTGCAGCATCATTTATTGCTGAACTAAAGAAAAGAGGATTTAGGGTTAAAAAAGCTAAAAACGATGTCTCAAATGGTATTCGATTAGTCAGTACAATGCTTAATCAATGCAAAATCAAGTTTTTTAGCAAATGTAGAAATACAATTAAGGAATTTTCAGTCTATGCATGGGATCCTAAAGCGAGTGCTCGAGGAGAAGATGCTCCAATTAAGCAACATGACCATGCAATGGATGCTATCAGATATTTTATCTATACAATTTTAAAAGGCTCAGGACTTAACACTAATTTGGAAGGAGGTATTTAATGAAGACATTAGAGGTAATTGCAAAAGATGAAATTTTTACCATTTCCGATGATGAAACAATGGATATCAAACATTTGAATAAATACATTGCTAAGCACCAGCAATTAAATGGTTCAAGATATAAAAAGTTAAAAGATGGATATGAAGGGTTCTATCCAATTATGATGTACCAGGATAAACCACAATACAAACCGGATAACCGTATAATCGTAAACTTTGCTAAATACATAGTAGATACGTTTAACGGTTTTTTTATTGGTATTCCAATCAAGGTATCATCAACAGATGAAGAGGTTGCTACTTACATCAATGAATTGGATAAGAGAAATCATCAAGATGATAACAATGCAGAGATTTCAAAAAACTGCAGTATCTATGGCAAATGTTATGAAATGTATTTTATCAATGAAGACGCAAAGGTGGGTATTAGGTACATTGAACCAACTAAAGGATTTATTATATATGATGATTCAATCGTTCCAGAGCCAAGGTTTTTCGTTACATATTACTATGATTCAAATAGTATTATGCATGGTTATTTGAGTGATGATTCTTACGTTTATGAATTCAGTAATAAAAGTGGTATGCATTTTATTGGTGAAGGTTCACTTCATGGATTTGATGGTGTTCCTGTTACTGAATATGTAGAAAACGCCGAACGCATGAGCGCTTTTGAAAGTACATGGTCAATGATCAATGCCTACAATAAAGCAATAAGCGAAAAGGCAAATGATGTTGATTACTTTGCGGATGCATATCTAAAGATTATCGGTGCAAAAGTTGATAAAGACGGAATTATTCATATTAGAAATAACAGGATCATTAATTTTGATGAAGAATCCAATACAATTGATGTAGGATTTCTTGAAAAGCCTAATGCGGATGGTTCACAAGAAAACCTTATTAACCGTCTAGAAAGATTGATTTTTCAAATGTCTATGACACCTAATATCAACGATGAAAACTTTGGTACAAGTTCAGGAATTGCTCTTAAGTATAAGTTGCTTTCTATGTCAAACTTAGCCAAAGCAAAAGAAAGAAAATTCACTGGTGCTTTAGATAGAAGATATAAGCTGATTTTCAGTAACCCAATCAACACAGTTCATGAAGATAAATGGGTTGATGTTACTTATAAGTTTAGTCAAAACTATCCAGCAAATGTACTTGAAGAAACTCAAATTGCTCAAAACTTAGAAGGAGTTGTTTCTAAAGATACTCAACTATCTTCTCTTTCAATCGTTGAAGATGTTCAAGAAGAAAAAGAAAAAATTAAGCAAGAAGATGAAACTTCTAAAGAATCTATTGTTGATAAAAGGATGTTCAAATAATAGATGAACAGCGCTGAATATTGGCGTTTAAGAGAAGAAAAACAACGCTTGAAGAATATCAAAGACGAAAAAGAGTATGATAAGAAGATTAAAGAAATCTATCAAAGAATGATGGATGAAGTACAATCTGAAATCAATAACTTCTACGCTAAATATGCAAAGGATACTGGTATCACAATGGCTGAAGCTAAAAAAAGAGCTTCTAATTTGGATATGGAAGTTTATTCAAGAAAAGCTAAAAAGTATGTTGAAGAAAAGAATTTTTCAAAACAGGCAAATAAAGAAATGAAACTTTACAATTTGACAATGAAAGTTAATAGACTTGAATTGTTAAAAGCGAATATTGGTTTAGCTTTAGTGAGTGGCCATGATGAATTGGAAAAATACATGGATGAACTTCTTGAAAATAGAACACTTGATGAAATACAAAGACAAGCTGGTATTTTAGGACCAACAATTTTAGATAATGCTGATACAGTACATTCAATTGTCAACGCATCATTTCACAATGCAACATTTAGCGATAGGATTTGGATGCATCAAGATTTGCTAAAGTATGATCTTGAAAGTTTGCTAGCAACAGGACTTATCCAAGGAAAAAATCCTAATGAATTAGCCAGATTATTAAGAAAACGTTTCAATGTTAAAATCAGTGATGCACAACGATTAATGAGGACTGAACTTGCTAGAGTTCAAATTGATGCCCAACAAAGGTCATATGAAGCTAACGGAATTGATGAATATGAATATATAACATGTGGAATTGGTGATGCTTGTGATACCTGCAGGGCATTGAATGGTAAAGTTTTTCCCGTTAAAAAGATGAATGCTGGAGACAATGCTCCGCCAATGCATCCTAACTGTCATTGTTCGACAGGACCTCATATGGACAGAAAAATCTATGATGAGTGGTTGGATGGACTTGCAAATGGAAAACACAGTTTGAGATTGGATGAATATAAAAAGATTTCAGATGTAAAAAATGATTTAAAAAAACAAATTGCATCTTTATCTAAAAGTGAAAAAGAAATTCTTACAAGATATACTGGCAATCTTGCTATGCAAATTAATTTTGCTTTAAATACTGGACGTGAAAGAAAATTCAAAAAGGAAATAGCAATGTTAGATCATGCACTAAGTAAAGGAAAGATTCCAGATGATTTAATTTTATATCGAAAAATAGATAGTAAAGTTCTACTAAATAAAAGAAATGTTTCTGATAATGACATGTTTAGTTTAAAAGGTACTACGAAAACAGAGAAAGGATATTTGTCTACATCATTTAAAAACTTTGATTATAAATTAAGAGATGTAAATCTTGTTATGAAAATTCCAAAAGGTTATAAAGGCGCATTGTATATTGAACCATTAGCAAAAGAAAGTTATAAAAATCAAGATGAGGTTTTGTTTAAAAGAGGTGTGTGCTACAATATATGTGAAGTAAAAAAAGAAAAAGATAAATACACTTTAATAGTGGAGGTAAAGATAAATGATTGATTACGATAAATACCAATTTCATATTAAAGTTATAGGAAGCAAAGAAGAATTTATAAAGCATATTGAAGATTTTAAAAAAGCTGCTCCTTATTATACAGAGGAAGACATAGTAGCAATTCTTGATGAAGAACAAGACAAAAAAATAAGGCCTTCTTTTTGGAATAGACCTTGGATGTAAGCCGACAAATAGTCGGTTTTTCTTTTGATCAAATTTAAAGAAAGGAGAATGCCAATGTTAAATGCATTATTAATTATTTTTGTTATAGCAAAAATATTAGGCTTTATAACTTGGTCATGGTGGATTGTATTAAGTCCGTTATTAATTCAAGTGTTAATTGTTTTATTAAGTTTAATATCTTGCATTATAGCTAAATTTAAAATTGATAAATTATAAAAAACTTTAAAGAAAGGAGATTATTTATGGCGGAAGGATTAAGACCACATCATCACCAAGAGTTTGAGTATCGTACGGAACAATACTTTGATAAAAAGAGAAGCTGTTTGGTTAAGAAAATTCAATATATGTGCATGATTTGCGGCCGCATTCGTTATGAAAAATATGACTGTTATGTACCACCACCCAAACCAAAAACAAAATCATTGGAAAGAAATAAGAAAAAATATGGCAATCGAGGGTGATTGCTTTTTATTTTTTAAGAGGGATTTATATGATTAATATTACAGTTGGAATTTCTAAAGAACATATAGCAATTAAATGCATTGGCCATGCCAATTACAACACATGTGGTGATGATATTGTCTGTTCTGCAATTTCTACGCTATTACAGACACTTTGCTATAGTTTGGAAGAATTAACCAAAGATAAAATAAAAACCTCTCTAGAAAAAGGAGAGGGGTATATAGGCATATATCATCCAACATGCAAGGCAATTACATTAGTCAATAGCTTTGTGATTGGATGCAGAGAGGTAAGCAATATTTACCCTGATTATGTACAATTAGAAATCAAAAATTAGCGCATGTGGCGCTTTTTATTTTGTCCAAGCATTTATGACTTTAAAAGATATGGGTGAGTCAGGCGTGGAAACTTTAAGCTACGGAGAAGAGCAGGCGTGTAACTCTCTAAAAGATACGGATAGGAGATAAAAAAATGAAAAAAGAATTAGAAGAATTATTAAAATTATCCCATAAAAGAAACTTCAATTTACAGTTATTCGCTGATGATGGCGGAGAAGGTGGTTCAGGTGGAACTGACGATCCTGAAGATAAATCAGGTAATGATGAAAAAGAAGATAAAAAATACACTGATGAAGATGTAAACAACATCATCAATCGAAAATTTGCTGAATGGGAAAAAAGACAAAAAGAAAAAAGCGCAAAAGCTGCAGAAGCTGAACGATTAAAAAACATGACCGAAGAAGAAAAAAGAAAACATGAAATGGAAGAACTCCAAAAGAAAATCGCCGGTTATGAGAAAGAAAAAGCTATTGGAGCAATGACAAAGGTTGCCAGAGGAATCTTAAACGATTCGAAAATCGTTGTTAATGATGAATTATTAGTAAATCTAGTAACTGAAGATGCTGAAACAACAAAAGCAAATGTAGAAAACTTTGTTAAAAACTTCAATGACGCTGTTCAAAAAGCAGTAGCTGAAGCATTAAGAGGGAAAACACCTCGATTAAAGGATGGTTCAAAAGAGTTGACAAAAGAAGATATTCTAAAAATTAAAAATAGAACTGAACGTCAAAAAGCAATGGCTGAACATCCTGAATTATTTAGATAAAAAAGGAGAAAACTATATGAGAAAACAATTCAATTTGCAATTATTTGCTGCACCAACAAATACAACAGTTACAACTGATTTAGAACCAGGTATTTCTATCGATTATACTTCTAGAATCAGCTCAAATATCAATGAGTTACAAGACTTATTAGGAGTTACAGAATTAACTCCAATGTCTTCAGGAACTACAATCAAAATCTATAAAATGGAGGTTGGTACAGTTGCCCCTCAAGTTGGCGAAGGAGAAACAATTGGCTTAACTAAAGTAACTAGAAAGAAAGTTAAAGATATCGATTTAGTATTAGAAAAATATCGTAAATCAACTACTGCAGAAGCAATTCAACGTTCAGGACGTAATATTGCTATCAATCAAACTGATGAAAAAATGGTCGGTGTCATTCAAGGACAAATCAAAAAGACTTTCTATTCTACTTTAAAAGAAGGTACAGGAACTGCTACTGGTAAAACTTTACAATCCACTTTATCTGCGGTATGGGGAGAATTATCTAAACGTTATAAGGATGAAACTATGACACCTATTTATTTCGTGTCTACAGATGATGTTGCTGAATATTTAGGCTCAAAAGAAATCACTTTACAAACTGCTTATGGATTCACATACTTAAAGGATTTCTTAGGTTTAGGTGATGTCATCGTTTCACCTGAATTAGAAAAAGGTACAGTATATGGTACTGCCAAAGAAAACATTGCGGGTGCTTATATTCCAACAAACAATGGGGATGTTGCTGATACATTTGGCTTAACAAGTGATACAACAGGTCTAGTAGGTATGGTTCACACTTCTAAAACAGACAATGCAACAATTGAAACATTATTAATGTGTGGTGTTAAATTCTTTGTTGAATACGTTGATGGCGTATTCAAAGGAACAATCACTCCAGGAGAAGCTGCTTAATGTATGTTGCAATTAAAAGATTCGTTGATTTAACAGATGATGATCATATTTACAATGCTGGTGATATGTACCCTAGAGATGGTTTTGAACCATCTAGGGAACGTATCGTTGAGTTAGCAACATCAAAAAACAAACTAGAAACACCACTTATTACTTATATCGAAGACGAAAAACAAAGTGTTGCAGGAAATGACAAAGTAGAAGATGAAAAAGACATACCTAAGAAAACAACTAAAAAAGCTAAAAGTGAATAGTTATGGCAATCATTAATGATGTAACTGCGTTGTTAGGTTTTTTTGATGAAAAATCTAACAAAACATTAGATGTGATTATTCGTCTTACTACTAATCGTTTAAAAACACTATTGGATGTTGAAGAAGTACCAACTGAATTAGAATATATCGTTACTGAAGTTTCAATTGTTAGATACAACAAGATTGGTTCTGAAGGAGTCACAAATCATTCAGTTGAAGGAGAAACCATGTCATTCAGTGATAATGATTTTAAAGGGTATTTGAACGACATAGAAGCATGGAAAAATAAGAAAAATGAAGTAAAAGGGGTTGTCAAATTCTTATGAGATATGACACTCCTGTTTATTTTCAAAAAGTTACACAAGGTGAGTATGATCCTACTACCGGAGATTATGGAGAGGATACAGTAGATGAAACCTGTGTAATGGCATCTGTCATGGATACAAGGACTGAAACAATGCAAGTTGTTTATGGTTCTATCAAGCAAGGAAGTAAAACGATTCATATTCAAAACCATTATGATAAGTCCTACGATTCTATTAGAATTGATAATAAGATTTATCGAGTGGATTATTCTAGAACCCTTAGAAATAAACATTCATTTATCGTTCATGAGGTACAAAATGGGTAGAAGTATTAAGATCACAGGCATCAAGGAATTGGAGGCTAAACTCAAAAAAAATGCTACTCTCGATGATGCCAGAACAGTTGTAAAAAAGAATGGTGCTGAATTGCAAACTTTAATGACAAGAAATGCTAATTTCGTTAAGGGGTATGCAACAGGCACAACAAAGAGAAGTATTCGATATACATTTACTGATTTGAATTTAACAGCAACGGTTGAACCAACAACATACTATTCACCTTACCTTGAATATGGAACACGTTTCATGTCGGCCCAGCCCTTTGTAAGGCCATCTTTCAACATTCAAAAAGAAATCTTCAAAAGAGATTTGAAGAAATTAATGAAATGAGGTGTGTTATGGATCCTCAACAAGAATTGTTCAGTTATTTGTTAGTAACATTAAAAAAAGAATATCCGGATATGGTTTTTGATGGATTTATGCCACCAGAAGGAACACCATATCCTTTTATTTATCTTGCTGATAGTCAACAAATTGATGATTATGGCAATAAAACAGCAATCTTTAACAATGTGTATCAAACTATTCATATATGGAATGATTCACCTAAAAAAAGAGGTACTGTTTCAAACATAGCATTGAAAATTAAAAATATAACAAGAAGATTAGAATACACAACTAATTATAAGTGGGAAATTAGAAATATCGAACAAAGGATTTTGGAAGATACGACAACCAAAACACCACTTATGCACGTTGTACTAGAGCTGGAGTTCAAATCTTCTAGTAAAGGAGGAAAAAGAAGTGATCAATAAATTTGATTTGCAATTATTTGCTGATGAAAGTCCTGAAACAATTTCAGGTAAAAAACTTGTCTACTTATTTAGAGTGGCAGAAGATTCTAAAATAGAAAACGCAGGTGCTTTAGCTTTTGTAACTGAAAATGAAAGAACAACATCTAAAGATGCTGATTCTACACAAACGAAAGATGGAAATGTTCGTACACCTGGTGCTGCTGAAATTGAAATCACAAGCACATCATTATTGCCTAAAGGGGATAAGATGATTGATAAATTAGAATCAGCAATGCTAAATGACAAACTTGTAGAATGCTGGGAAGTAAATTTAGTTGAGCCAGGTTCTAGCACAAACAGTGGTAAATATAAATCAAAATATTATCAAGGATATATTACTGAATTAGGAATTTCTTCTAATGCTGAAGACAATGTTGAAGTAAGTATCACTTATGGAGCTAACGGTCAAGGTGCAGATGGATATGCAACATTGACTGATGAGCAAAAAGAAATTGCATCTTACGTCTATAAAGATGTAACCAAAGAAAGTGAATAAAGCGGATAAAAATATCCGCTTTTTATTTTGAAAAAAGGAGAATAATCATGGAATTAACTATTAACGAAAAAGTATACAACTTTAAATTTGGAATTGGATTTGTAAGACATTTAGATGGGAAATCTTCAATCAAACAAGATGGGATTCAGTTTGGAATTGGATTAGAAACATTGATTCCTAATTTATTGACAGGGAATACCGTTACTTTATCTGATTGCTTGTTTGTAGCAAATATGACTGAAAATCCAAGAATTACTCAAGATCAACTTGATAACTATATCGATGATGAAGAAACAAATATCGATTCTCTTTTTGACGATGTGCTAGAAGAACTAAAAAAGTCGAATGCTACAAAGAAGAAAGCGGAGAAACTGTTAGAAAATTATCAAAAAGAACAAGAAAGATTGGAAGCGATGGAAGCAACTCAAATTCAAGCGACAGAATAACATATGAAAAAATAGTAGAGAACTGTTTTAGATATTTAGATATCAACGATATTGATAAAATCAATCGCTTAACGATTAATGAATATAAGTATTTGATGTCAGGTGCTAAATATAAGCTTGTTGATCAACAGGAACAAATTTTCTTGTTGGCGTGGGCCATTCGACAAGCTAAGTCTAGGAAAAAAAGCGGTAGATATTTTTATCGCACATTTAATCAATTCTTTAATCGTAAAAAAATCGAAAATCAGTTGGATAACAAAAAAGATACTTCCTCTCTTATTTCAAGAATTCAAGAAGCAATAAAAGTACAAGAAGGGAAGTGATAATTATTGGAAACATATAGTGTAAAGGCCGTACTTAGTGCTGTTGATTCAAACTTTACAAGCACTATGAAAACAGCTAATAGCAGTCTTGCAGGAATTAAAACTGCAAGTGAAAGTGCCACAAGTTCCATTATGAAAATTGCTAGTGGTATAGGTGTTTTTAAAGCATTATCTGCAGGTGCTAACTTAGTTAAAAGTTCTATTTCAAGTGCCATGGGTAGACAAGATACTATGGAAGCGTTCAACCGTACTATCACACAGATTACTGGCAGTGCTGAAAATGCCACTAAGGCATTAGAAGATTTAAAGAAAATCACTAAAGGTACTGCGTATGGATTGGATATTGCAGCAAAAGCAACTCAAAACTTTGTTACTCGTGGTATGGATTTATCAAAAGCGACTAAGTCTGTTGGCATTTGGGCAGATGCGGTCAGTTTCTATGGTAAAGGAACTAATGAACAATTAGAGACAGTTACTGATGCCTTAGCAAAAATGCGAACCAAAGGTACAGTTGAAATGGAACAATTGAACCGATTATTTGATGTTGGTATCAACGCAGTTGGAATCTATGCTAAAGCAGTTGGAAGAAACGCAGCCGATGTACAAGAAGATTTATCGGCAAAAACAATCACTACTGAACAGTTCTTAGATGTTGTAGAAAAAGCTATGGCAGAGGGAACTAATGGAGTTGATAAGATTGCTGGTGCAGCGTTACAAGCCGGTTCATCTTGGACAGGTACGATTGATAACATGAAAGCTGCAACGACTCGTGGTGTTCTAAGCATCATGCAAGCAATTGATAATATGCTTTCTAAAAATAAACTGCCTCAAATGAGAGAAATGATTTCTCAGTTCGGTAAAACCGCTGAAGCAACTATGAATGTCATAGCTGGCGGAATTGAAAATTTAAAAGATGTTGGAGCACTCATTCCACAAATTGGAGCACTAGGAAGCGCTCTTTTTGTTGTTGGTGGAAGCGTCGATTATATAAAATCCCTAGGTGGAGGTTTTGATTTATTATCAAGCAAAGTTACCGGGCTTAAAAGCTCTATCGGTAGTGTAAGAAAAAGCCTGAATATTCTTAAAAATACATTCGTCGACAGCATGAATAAATTAATGCCGGCCCCTATTAAAAAGAGAGTACTAGGGAATTTATTAGGCATAAAAATGAATGGAATATTAGTCTCTCAAGAGCTAGGGGATGCGTTTGATAAAGTATCAAAAAAAATCCCTGATAAATTCATGAAGATGGGTTCAGGAATCAGCAAAGGATTAAAAAAATCAACGGATGTCGGTATAAAAGCTATGTCAACAATGACGACAGGATTAACTAAAGTATTTGCAATTGCTATGAAATCAGTAGGACCTGCAGCTATTTTAGGATTAGTTGTTGTTGGTTTAGGAATTGTAAACAATCAGTTTGGAAGTCAAATTGATCAAATGATTGCTACGGTTGTTACACAGGCACCTAAAGTGATTAGTAATTTTGTAAAAGGAATTACTAGTCAAATGCCTATGTTAGCAAGTTCAGGAGCTCAGTTACTTGTTCACTTATCAGTCGGAATAGCCAAAACATTACCACTTGTTGTAAATACAGGCATGCAAATATTAAATTCAATCGTTAAAGGTATATCAAATAACACTGAATCAATTGTAAAAAGTGCATTATTGATTATTGGTACTTTAAGTGGTGCAATATTAAATGCTATACCTCAATTGCTTGGAATTGGATTACAATTCATCGTTTCAATTACACAAGGTATTTTAGATAACATGCCTTTAATATTGGTAGGAATTCAAACTATGATTACCAATATTACAACAGCAATTCAAACCCAACTGCCTACAATGATACAAATGGGCGTTCAAATACTTCAAAATATTGCAACTGGTATCGTTCAAATGCTACCACAAATAGTCGTAGGAGCAATTCAAATTATCACAACGTTAATCGATACAATCAGTGGAAATCTTCCAACGATCCTTAATGGTGCGGTAGAAATCATCAATACATTAGTTGGTGGTTTAATCAATAATTTACCACAAATAATCAATGCTACAGTTGAGTTGATAGGGGCGATTTTAAATGCAATCATTACAAATCTCCCTCAAATTATGACCGCAGGTGTTCAAATTATCTTGAAGTTGGTTTCAGGATTGATTTCAGCAATACCTCATGTTATTTCGGGTGTGGCTAAGGTTGCTAAGAAAATTATTTCAACTTTCAAGGATACAAACTGGTTAGAAGTCGGTATCAATATTATCAAAGGAATAGCCAAAGGTATTTCAAGTGCTGCTGGTCAGTTATGGAATGCAGCTAAAGGTGTTTTAGGCGGTTTCAAAGATAAAGTGTTAGGATTCTTTGGTATCCATTCGCCTTCTCGTTGGGGTAAATGGGTAGGTAGAATGCTTGATACCGGTGTTGCTAAAGGTATCGGTGGTTATACTCGTTTGATTGGAAATCAAGCTCAAAAAATATTCAATACTGTACAATCGTATGTTGGTGATATCAGTAATCTAGGAATGCAATATTCGTTTGCTGGAGATATGGGCGTTGCAAGCGTAGAACATTACGTTGATTACAATGACGACTATATTAATTCTAATGGCGGAGATAACAGCAAGAATGAATACTATTTCACAATTACAAATGAAATGGATGGAAAAACGTTAAGTAAAGAAACTTACAAGTACGATCAGGAAAATGCTAAAAAAGATGAAAAATTTCTAAAAAAATTGAGAGGTGATAAATAATGTCTTATAAATTCATAGATGTAGATGATGATATTGAATCGTTTCTACCTGCTGAAGCAATGTCATATAACGGAGTTTATCTTGAAAATGAAATAGAAGGGTATAGAACATTAAATGTGAGCGGACGTGAATTAATGTCCGCTTCTATTAAAAGTTCCTCTGTTGATGGAATTAGTGGTTCTAAATATCAATATAAGACATATCCATCTCGTACAATCACAGTAAAGTTTCAATTGATATGTGATACTGATAGAAAATTTAGAGAAGCGTTTAATAGAATGAATCAAATTTTAAATGCGGAACAAGTTAAAATTATTTTTAATGACGAACCTGATAAATACTTTATTGGAACAAAAGAAGGAAATACAGATATAGAACCCGGGAAAAATAGCGTTATCGGTGAGTTTGAAATCTATTGCGCTGACCCTTGCAAATATTCAACTGTTTTCAAAGAGTTTGAAGGTGTTATTGAAGATGATGAATGCTATGATTAAGAGAGAAAAAGCAAACACTTAGGAGGAAAAAGTGTTACAGATAAGTTGATTGCTTATCATGTAGAACGTGCTAAGGGTGGCAATGGTTTAAATGCTGTTGAGGTTGCTGCTGTTGATAAAACAAGTGTACTTTTGGATTTTTATTTATAGCTAAAAATAAGTATACTAATGGCTTAAAAAAATCAAATGATGTAGTACATGATGTTAGTGATAAAACATGTATTCAACTTTGGCAAGGAGGTTTAGCTGTTGTTTTAGATTAAAAAGCAAAAATTCTAGTTCTAAATGATATACCATTAAATGCAGAATATACTGTGCAAGAAATTACTTTTGAAAGATTATTAGATATCATTAATAAGTTTGGTGAGGTAGCTAAATGTTCAGTTGAAGCTGGATATGGTTGTTTAGAATTTCATTGCGCTCATAATTATTTACCACACTCAATGCTTTCTAGTGAAATCAATCATCGAGGTGATTGACTTTTGTAAAGATGCCAAAGAATATGGTGTCGATGTTCTAAATATATCACGTGGAAATATTATAACAGCTGAAACTCTTTATGAAGTGGCTCCTGTAGATATTGAAAATGGATTCAATGTTGAGGATGCGCACGTATTCGTAAAGAAACAGAAATGCTTACAATGCCTTGTGGACGTATCAATACTCCTGAATTTGCTGAAAAGATATTAG